GCTGATTAAGAAGCATCTGGATGAGGTAACTGGTGGCGCGGTTGAGTCATTTGAGTCCGTTCCCGAAACCCAAATTAAGCTGGAGGGAGATTCTATGAAAGTCAAGGTTCAGGCAACAGTAATTTTTGAATGGGAAGAGAACTCCGATAATTGGGAAGGGCAAACTATTCTATCCGAAGATGATATTATAAATGCCGCACAACAATATGCAAATGAAGATCCAAGCTATATTCTTGACTGCGAGCCAAAAACAATCGGCAAAATTGAGGCTGTACGATAATGTCCGACATGACAGAACTTTTCGCCCGCGACCCTCTAAAGCACACCAAAGAGTCCATCGGTGAGATCATCACTTACTACCGAGGCGCGCGCGTGAATTTCGCTAACGGCGAGAAATCCGCCGGGAGCACGAAAAAGGCGAAGGCCGCGAAGGCCGATCCTGATGCGCCGAAGACGGGGCTCGACGACTTGATGGACCTTATCAAATGACTCAATATGAACTTAACAAAGATGTATGTGCTATTCTCGAGGCTTTGGCCCTTGAAATACAGCGTCTCTACGACGGTGAGGTTACGGCATTTGATTTAACAGCGACAAGAAATAAAATTAACTCGTTACAAATGTTTTCACCTGGGGATGAGGCTCAATATGAATAGTTCTTCGCCGTTTTTGCCGGGGACCAAAGTTCAGTACGCTTGGGACTCGACTAGTTTGGGCTGGCTGAAAACCTGCCCGCGCCTCTACCAGTACTCCATGATCGAGCAGTGGCGCTCGAAGGGCAACTCAGTCCACCTCGATTTCGGTCTGTGGTATCATCACGGCCTCGAGTCCTACGACCGACGGCGCGCGGAAGGGGCTTCGCATGATGATGCGCTGATTGACGTTGTGTGGGACTTGCTCAAATTGACGTGGATAGAGGCTACTGAGTCAGCCTCCGCCGGTCCTTGGGACGCCGGGCACAATCTCAAGACCCGCGAAACCCTGATCCGCTCTGTCATCTGGTACGTTGAGGAGTTCGGTCCTTCGGACGCGGCGCAGACAGTTATTCTCGCGAACGGGAAACCGGCGGTGGAACTGAGTTTTAAGATGGAGATGGATTGGGGGCCAAAGTGCAGTAATACAATTTCGTAGGGTTGAAGGCGCTGAAGAAATCGTGGATGTACCTGCACAGCCTTACGTCCTCTCCGGCCACCTCGACCGCCTTGTTAACTTCAACGATGGCACTTACGTCATGGACCGCAAGACCTCTTCCACGACCATCGGGAGTTATTACTTTGACCAGTACAACCCCGACAACCAAATGTCGCTCTACACGCTCGCAGCGAAAGTTATTTATCAAACTCCTGTTAAGGGAATCATTATTGATGCGGCACAGATCGCTGTCGGCTTCACCCGCTTTAGCCGAGGCTTTACGTTTAGAACGGATGCGCAAATCAACGAGTGGCTCGACGATACCAAGCACTGGTTTTCAATTGCCGAAAGCTTTGCTGAGGCTGATTTCTGGCCCATGAACGACAAGTCTTGCTCGATCTATGGAGGTTGTGCTTTTAGAAAAGTATGCTCTAAATCTCCAGAAGTCAGACAAAAATTCCTGGAAACCGATTTTACAAAAAAAGAATGGAATCCTTTGGTGGCCCGCTGATGAAAAGATTTTGGGACAAGACGATCAAACGAGAAAACGGCTGTATTGAGTGGACAGCTTGTTCTAATGGCTATGGGCGCTTTCGTATTGATAGACGTACAGAGTACGCTCATATTGTTGCATGGAAACTTCATCATGGTAGTTGGCCAAGTTTATTCGTTTGTCATTCCTGCGACAATCCTCTTTGTGTAAATATCGAGCGTTTATTTGAGGGAACAGCAAAAGAGAACTCAGAAGATGCCAAAGCTAAAGGTCGTCCACTAGGAAGGCCGGACACGTTTTCTCTTATGGAGCGCAACATGATTAGAGAGTTTATAAATACTACAAAGCTAACTCAACGAAGAGTTGCTGGTATTTTTGGGGTTTCGAAAGCAACGATTTCAGAAATAACTCGTTTTAAACATGAGCCAAGAGTATGAAACTCGAATTAACCGCCACTCACAAGATCACCAAGTGCATTCTCCTCGGCGACTCCGGCACCGGCAAAACCGGCGCGCTTGCGAGTTTGGTCAAAGCCGGTTACAAGCTCCGCGTCCTCGACCTCGACAACAAACTCGCTTCCGGCCATCTTGCCGCAAGTTATCAAGCGCGAGTGCGCCGACAAAATAGGGAATGTAGACTATGAAGCAGTTCGCGACAAGTTCAAGGCGTCCGCTCTTGGCCCCATTCCTGATGGCATTCCTAAGTCTTTCACTCGCTCTTTGGAGCTTATGGATAAGTGGACTGACGGAACCGTTCCAGCGAAATGGGGACCTGAGTTTATATTCGTCCTTGACTCGCTAACGTTCTTCAGCGACGCGGCTTACAACTGGGCCAAGTCAATGAACCCGACTGCGAAAGACCCGCGCCAGTGGTTTTACTCCGCGCAGCAGGCGGTTGAGAATACAATCGCGATGCTTACAGCGGAGTCGTTCGACACGAACCTCGTGGTGATCGCGCACGTCTCTTGGCAGGATCGTCCAGATGGCACCATGAAGGGCTACCCGGCCTCCGTTGGTAAGGCCCTCGGCCCCACAATTCCCGCTTACTTCGACAACATGATCCTGTGCCAAACCGGCATCGGAAATAAGCGGACTATCCAAACTGTCCCTACGGCATTGGTGGACTTAAAGAACCCGGCAAGTTTCACCATGTCGCCTACCCTCCCACTTGAGACCGGGCTCGCTACGTTTTTTGAAACCTTAAGGAAGTAACATGGAAGAACCAAGTCTTTCTCTCGATCAAGCTAAGGAGGTCGTGGCTACAAAAGATGCACCTCGTGTGACCGAGGCCTCAATCAAGGATAAGATCGCATCTGCTGAGTATATCTTAGCGGGGCCGCTCAAGCAACTAACTATTGCGATCTTGACCATGAGCAACGGTTTCATCGTAACTGGAGTTTCAGCTCCTGCAAGCCCGGCGAATTTCGACGCCGAAGTTGGAAAACGCTATGCTTTCGACAATGCCTTCAAACAGCTTTGGCAACTTGAGGGCTATCTTCTCCGTCAGAAACTCTTTGAACAGGAACACAAATAACATGGTAGCTAACTTTACCGACATTCTCAACAAACCCGCCGACAGCATCGAAAAGCCGAAGCCACTCCCGGTCGGCACCTATCTCTGCGTCATCAACGGCCCGCATAAGCAGCGGGAAATCAACGACAAGCCGGTCATCGACATCACCTACAAGACCGTTCAGGCTCAGCCTGATGTCGATGCCGAGGCCCTCGCCGCTTCCGGTGGCGTTGGTAAGTTCCTTACGCAGACATTCTTCCTCACTAACAACGATGGTCAAGTTAACGACTATCCGATCTTGGCATGGATGGAGAATGCGCTCGGGATCGAGAAAACCGGCAAGTCCCTCGCTCAGATGCTGAGCGAAATCCCCGGTAAACAAGCTCTCGTCACCGTCAAGCACAATATCTTTGTGTCCAAGACGACCGGCGAACCCGATGTCGCTGCCAATGTCGGCGGCGTGGCAAAGGTCTGAGGTAAGTCCCCACTGGCCTCAGACCCTCCCCTCGCGTTGTGGTGACTCCGGCGCGGGGGGAGTCCTTTCACCATACTTATGACCGGCGCATACATACCGCCATAACACTATTAGGAACTGGCCATGACCTCCGGCAATTTTACCTCAGTGGCCCTCGCCGACATCATCGTGAACCGCACAGAGCGCCAACGAAAGGAACTTCCGAATGTGGATATACTTGCCGATAGCATCAAGCGTCTTGGCCTCATTCATCCTATTGTTATCAGCCGAGAGATGGCTCTCGTCGCCGGAGAAAGGCGCCTTGCCGCTTGTTCTTCGCTTGGCCATACCCACATTAATTGTCAGTATCTTGACGAGCTTGATGTTACAGTAGCACACGCGATAGAACTCGAAGAGAACATCAAGCGCGAGGCCCTTCCATGGCAGGATGAGTGCCGCGCTGTTGCCGAGTACCACGCGCTCCGGCAAAATGAAGAGCCATCTTGGTCGCAGGAAAAGACCGGTGCCGCCCTTGGTCTCAGTCAGGAGTCCGTCGCCAAAAAACTAATGGTCGCGCGCGAGCTTATCGCGGGTAATAAGATGGTCGCGGAGTCCCCACGGTACTCAACCGCGCACCGTATGATTAGCAGGGCTGAGTCCCGCAAAGACGATGCCGCGCTGCTCGCCCTGATCCCGCCGAAGCCCGGCGCCATTCAACCCGACTCAATCCTCAACGAGGACTTCAACACTTGGGCGCCTGCTTACACCGGGGTCAAGTTCAATTTTATTCACTGTGATTTTCCTTATGGGATTGGCGCGGACAAGTTTAATCAAGGGAGCGCCTCAAGTCATGGCGGATATGATGACTCGGAGGAGGTCTATTGGAAACTTCTTCATACTTTGGCCGAGAACCAGGACCGTCTTTGCGCCGACTCCTGTCATATCATGTTTTGGTTCTCAATGCACTATTACACTGAGACCTTAAAATTCTTCGCCGATTACACTGACTTCCGCATGGACCCCTTCCCTCTAATCTGGATGAAATCAGACAATGTTGGAACTCTTCCAGACCCCGAACGAGGCCCTCGCCGAATTTACGAGACATGTCTATTTGGGTCGCGAGGAGACCGTAAGGTTGTTCGCGCTGCTTCTAACGCACATTTCGGCCCCTCTCAACGAGATGAGCATATGTCCATTAAGCCGGAGGCTATGCTTAGCAAATTCTTCGGCATGTTCGTTGACAGCTCCACTTGTATGTTGGACCCCACTTGTGGCAGTGGAGGTGCGTTGCGAGCGGGAGAAGGACTCGGTGCTAAATATGTTTTCGGCCTCGAAGTAAATCGTGAGTTCATGGACCGCGCCAACCTTGCACTCCGCAAGGCGCGCTTAACACGTAAGGAGCAAGATCATGGCGAAGCGTAAGAAGCGGAAATATACAAAGCGAGCAACTGATGTTGTCAACCACCCCCCACACTACAAAAAGGGCTCCATCGAGACCATCCTCGTCATCGAGGACATCACGCAGTTCTACCCGGCCTCCGAGGCCTACGTCGTCGGTAACGCGATCCGCTACCTGTCCCGCGCCGTCCATAAGGCGAATAAGCAGGAGGACCTCGAGAAGGCACAGTGGTATCTTGACCGGCTGGTCGGACACCCCGGAAAAGGCGATTAACAGTAATGAGCCAGAAAATCGCCATCGTCGGCGACTTTTGGTCCGCAGAGGACGCCGCTCAGCGCGCCCCTTTCACAGGGGCCGCTGGGTGGAACCTCAATAAAATGTTCGACGAGGCCAGTATCCATCGCGCGGACTGTTTCATGACAAACGTCTTCAACATTAAGGCATACGACATCGAACACTTCTGTGGCGCCAAAACCGATCAAGTGATTACATCACTTAACTCCTTAAAGGCCGGACGCTATATTCGCTCCGAGTTCCTTCCTGAACTTATGCGCCTTCAAACTGAGTTGAAGGAACTCAACCCCAACATAATCGTCCCCCTCGGCGCCGCCGCCTCATGGTACTTCACCGGTTCCTATTCAGTCAAGGCCACGCGCGGAACCGTTATCGAGGCCAATGGGAAATTCGCCCAGGGCAAGAAAATTCTCCCAACCTACCATCCAGTTGATGTTCAGCGCGACTGGTCCCTCCGCCCGGTAACGGTACTAGACTTGGCAAAAGCCAAACGCGAAGCCGAGTTCCCTGAAATCCGCCGCCCCGAAAGGATAGTTTACATTGAACCGTCCCTCGAAGAAATGGAGTGGTACTTTGCCGAATACCTCCTCAACGCACGAGCTATTTCTTTCGATATTGAGACGCGCGGAGACCAAATTACTTGCATCGGCTTTGCCCCCGACCACCGAACAGCCCTTGTTGTCCCATTTACAGACTCTCGGGTTACTACTCCCGGTAACGTGGGAAGTTATTGGCCTACAACAGACGCTGAGATATTGGCATGGGGGTTTGTCCGTCGCGTTCTCAGCTTACCCCAACCCAAGTTTGGACAAAATACTTTATACGACATCAATTTCCTGTGGGTCAAATACGGAATAACCGTAACAAATTACTCTGACGACACAATGCTGTGCCATCATGCCCTTCAACCGGAATCATTAAAAGGACTTGGGTTCTTAGGCTCTGTATACACAAACGAGTCCTCGTGGAAACTTCTTAACCGCAGAACCGCAACAATTAAACGGGACGCTTAAGATGCTCAAACCAGAATGCGTTGTTGAAGACTGTACGTGTATAGCCAACTCAGCGCGTGGAATGTGCAATAAGCACTACGTTCTTTGGAATAGAACGGGCAATACAGTTTATAAAAATAATGTAAGTGGTGTTTCGCTTGTCTGCACAATTGAGAATTGCGCTTCTGCCATAGTAGCAAAAGGACTGTGCAATAAACACTATGCTCGAAAGTTTAGAAACGGGCATACTGAGTTAATCCGCCCACAAAACAACAGTTCTGGCTATGTCAATATTCAAGTCGATGATGTTCCTGTTCATGAGCATATCTACTTAGCTGAAAAGGCCTTGGGAAGAAGGTTACCTCCTGGCGCTCAAGTTCATCATATGAATAAAAATAGAGCGGATAATTATTCATATTTTAATCTTGTGGTGTGTCCTGACCAGCGATATCACGCTCTTCTTCATAGACGAATGAGAGCACAAGAGCGTGGCGAATTAAAATGAGGGTTATTGTTGAGTCTCCATTTGCTGGCGGTTGGAAGAACGTGTTATACAGCAGGCGATGCGTACTTGACTCTTTAGCGAGAGATGAATCACCTTATGCAAGCCACTTGTTGTATACACAGAAAGGTATGTTGGATGACAAAGTCCCAGACCAGCGCCGACGGGGTATTGCCGCTGCTGATGGGTGGCTTGAGGTTGCAGATCACGTTGCAGTATATTGCGACCTTGGTATTACTCGCGGCATGGTTATCGGGATTGTGAAGGCGGCGCGGCTGAATAAGCCGATCCACCTCAGATGGATTGACGAAAATAAGAGCGAGGAAATTCTGTGAAGGCCATCAAAACCCACCTCCTCACCCCCACCGAGATTGCCCTCATGGGCGAGATGCACCGTTACTGGGTTTACAACGGACTCGATTGCTGCCTCACGTCGGAGATTCTCGATGTCATCAAGCCACAACTGGATAATATTACCAGGGCAACCTACGAGTTCAGCAAGTCTCTACAGGCACCTGTGCTTGAGATGCGGATGCGTGGTGTCAGGGTCGATAAAGAATGGCGCGATAAAACTATCGCAGCCTATTCCGCTGACTTGCGAACCATCGAGGGACAACTTAATCGCATCCTTGTCGAGGGAATTGGCTTCCCCATCAACTGGAATAGTCCCGCCCAGTTAAAGAAGCTACTGTATGAGGTGCTACAACTGCCTCCGCAAAAGAAGCGGAACGCCAAGGGCGTTTTCACCATCACCGCAGATAGAAACGCACTCGAAAAACTGGATACGTATTTCAATGCACAGCCCATTATCAGCCACATCCTTGCGCTTCGGGATATTAGCAAAAAGATTGGAGTCCTTAAAACTTCAATTGACTCGGATGGAAGAATGCGAACCTCCTATAATATTGCAGGTACAACGACAGGCCGATTTAGTAGTTCACTCAGTGATTTTGGAACTGGAACGAATCTCCAAAACATTGAAGAAAGACTTCGCCGTCCGTTCATGGCCGACCCCGGTTTCAAGTTCGCCTACATCGATCTCGAACAAGCCGAGTCCCGACTCGTCGGAGCAATTGAGTGGAACTTGTTCGGAGACGGACGATACCTCGATGCCTGCGAGTCCGGGGATTTACATACGTCTGTTTGTCGACTCGCGTGGGAAAATCTTAGTTGGTCTGTATCCAAAGATATTAAACTCGATCGAGAAGTTGCTGAACAACCCTTCTACCGACAGCATAGCTATCGACATATGGCGAAGGTCCTTGGGCATGGAACTAATTATAACGGCAAGCCCTTCACAATGTCCAAGCACACCAAACTTGCCGCAGGACTTATCGGCGAGTTCCAAACCAAATACTTCACCGCCTTCCCCGCTCACCAGCGCTGGCACGCAGCGGTCGCGAGCGAACTTATTCAGACGGGGAATTTGGTTACTATTACTGGCCGTCGTCGCTGGTTTTTCGGCCGCCGTAATGATGACACTACCATTCGCGAGGCCATTGCTTACGGCCCTCAAGGCGCTGTGGGGGACATTCTAAATCAGGGAATGCTCCGCGTTTGGCGCCTTAATATATGCCAGCTCCTTCTACAAATACATGATGCGATCTTAGTTCAATATCCTGAAAACGAAGAAGATAAAATCCTCCCCCAACTCCTTGAAGCAATCAAAGTCCCCATACAACTCAACAACGCCCGCACCCTTATAATTCCATCAGAAGCGCAAACCGGCTGGAACTGGGCGAAGCAAGACAAAGACAACCCGGATGGGTTGCGGAAATATAAGGGCCACGATGACCGCAAGCGGACTTCTTCAACGCAAGCTTCCAAACTGGATAGCATCCTTTGTCGAACTTACTGAGACCACTGCTTCGCCAAAGATATTCCGTCAGTGGGCGGCCATTGGTATTCTCAGTGGCGCAATGGAAAGACGGCTGTGGGTGCATACAAAGGGTTCAAACCTCTACCCGAACCTCTATACGATATTGGTGGGACCCCCTGGAGTTGGAAAGTCCGCAGTACTATCTCAAGCAGAACGTCTTCTGCGCGCAGTTCCTGATCTTAAAATCACGCCGTCCTCAGTTAGTGCAGCTTCCTTGGTGGACTCTTTGGTGCTTGCTGACCGTAAGATTATCCGTCCGAACGAGGTTCCCTCGTTTATACAATTCCATTATCTCACAGCGGTCGCATCCGAACTCGGAGTATTTCTACCGATATACGACCCGCTGTTTATGAACAGTCTTACCAAGTTCTACGACGGCGAGCACTACGAAGAGCGCCGCCGCACCGGCAAGGTCAACCATCTTAAAATTGAGAACCCACACCTTTCGATCCTCGGCGGGACCACCCCCTCATACCTTAACTCATTCCTACCGGAGGGCGCGTGGGATCAAGGATTCACCTCCCGCACTCTATTCATATACAGTGGCGAAACTATTTTCTCAGAAATCTTTAGCGAGGAAACTGAATATAAATCCATCGAGGCGCTCTACCTCGAATTGCTCCGCGACCTTAAACAGATAGCTTCCCTTTACGGAAAGATGTCTTGGGAGAAGGAGGCGGCTGAAGCGATCTCCGCATGGAACCGCGCGGGCCTACCACCAGTCCCCGACCACAACAAGCTCACGCATTATAACTCGCGCCGTCTCGCGCACGTTATTAAGCTCTGCATGGTCGCATCAATTTCAAGATCATCAGACCTTATTATCAGTGTTGAGGACTACCAAACGGCCCTCGGCTGGCTTCTCAACGCCGAAGAACGTGTCGTGGACATCTTCCATACAATGGGAGTTGCTGGTGACTCGGCAGCGATTGACGATACCTGGGATTTTATCTTCCGTTTTTATTCAAAGGAAAAGAAACCTGTCAGCGAGCACCGAGTTGTAAATTTCCTTCGCTCGAAAGTGCCGTCGCATAATATAATGAAGGTCATTGAAATCATGGTGCGCTCTGGGATAATTAAACTCGACTGCACCGGCGGGGTTAACGGCTACGTTCCTGCGCCGAAAGCCTAGTTCCCAGCCCCTCTTATTACTAACATTATCACTGACGATAGCCCAATTATCATGCCTACAGCACCGACGATATAACCCCAGGTTTCTCCATGGCCAGAAGAACGCCCCTCAATAGTGGTTAAACGAGTTTTTAAGTCGTCAATTTTATCATCAGAAGATTTTGCGCCAGCACGAATTTGCTCTCCAATTTGATCTATCTGTTTGGTGAAGCTGTCCTCAGTCTTATTCCCTGCTTTCTCAGCAGCTTGCAACGCGGCATCCACAGCTACTTTGCTATCAGCGAATTTTGTAGCGATACTTTGGAACCGTTCATTATGGAGTGCTCGCAATGTTTCAACTTCGTCTATAATATGCTGCGGTATTTTATCGGCAGTGTCTTGTAGAAGTTTAATCGCTTTGTCACCACCATTAAAACGAGTTTCCACCAACTCCTTAAGATGTTGTACTTCACGTTCCAGTGATTTCGTCGTAAGAATCGTCGGATCAGGAATTGACAGTAGCGCCTTTTTGCTGTCGTTATTCTCCATTACTTTTACCCTTTACATTGTTACCGATGATGAGTCTCCGACACAACCAACCTCGATCGTGCCGAAGATTTTAATAGATGCGAGATTTCGTTGCTGTTAAAATCTCCCAAGAAGCACGAGAACAAGAACGATCACGAGGATCAATCCAAGTCCTCCGCCTCCATAGTAGCCGGTGCCCGTAGAAAGGGCCACCGCCCCAACCACTGAAACCACCAAGCAACACGATCATGAGGACGATCAGTAAAATTAAACCTATACTCATCACGCTTCATCCTCTTTCTGTGCCGCTGCCGCAGCAGCCTCGAAATCAGCATCAACCTGCGCGTCCAGTTCTTGCAATGTCGCAAGCTGTTCCGTGGTGGTCGCGGCGTTTGTTGACAGCGCCGCGATGATATTTTTCACTGGGCCGACAAGGGCCTTATACTCTTTGACCAGTACCGGGATCAGTGAGATCAGTGTATTGATGATTGAGGTAATCGTCGATGCCTCACTGGTGGCGCCGGCGATAGTAGTCAAAAGGGTCAGAAGTGTTGCGAGCATGGGTTGTTCCTACTGAATGTTGTACTGAAGGAAGATTTGTTTCAGTGTCGAGGTCGCGGTGACCAGCGCATTATACAATCCACTCGGACCGAGCGCGCCGGGGTTAGCTCGCAGAAAGGCCTCGAGAGAGTTTCTCGCGGCGCGGCCAGAGCGAACCGCAGGAATGATCCGTCGCGTTGCAGCGGGGTCACGACAGATTGGCCTGTTGTTTCCGTTGCACTTCGTCAACCGCAGATAATTCGTCGCGGTTGCTTCAACACCGTCGAAGGCATTCGCCGCAACGATAACTGTCGTTGGGGAAAGACTAGAGCCGGTGGCGGCATTGTAGGCGTTATTGAGTTGAGCGCAGGCCGCGAGGCCCACCGTCAACAAACAGATTGATAGAAACTTTTTCATTTATCACCTTTCGTGGTTGCAGAGGGAAGTTTAAGTGACGAGATAACCTTCGGCTGTGCCGGATCAGTAACAGCCGCCGCAACACCATCTGTAGCTGATGGCAGGACAACAACGTTCTTTACAGCAGGTAGATCAGTCACTGCAGAGATTTTAGCGGCGTCGGTCTTGGTCAACTGCGACCAAATACCAATAACGATAGTGGCAGCGATGCCGCCAAGAGCCGCTTGTGTAGCCGGATCAATGTAGTTGCCGAGTCCCGGCCATTTTGAAATCAAGACACCAAAACCAACAGCGACTGCCCCGCGCACCCACCCACCGAGTTTCGATGAGTTGATGAACAGAGGTTAGCATCTTAAAAACAACTTGCGTATTCATCGTCGTTCCTTTTCTATCTTGAAGACAAATTCAAAGTGCATCGGATCGGTTCTTCCGTGGTAGTCACCGCCCCACAAAGCACCTTGGCTCTTAAATGCGGACACTACGATATTTGACTGGGTTCCGTGTCCAGTATTAAACCCGTTCGTAGTCGGTGAAATATCAACGGCGCAGGCCCAACTATGGTTTGACCAGTTATTACTAGAAGCAATTCGGCGCGGGTTGAAGCAGCCACCCCAATCGCTCATGCCAAGAGTGTCGACCCGAGCCTGATCCTGTTTACACTGTGCCCAAATATCCTCGAACACTTTCGTAAGTGCTGGTACGATCAGGTGATGAACAAGCAACCCATGCCTCATTGGCTGCTCCGCGTAGTACATTTGGAACGGCGGGATATAATGTGTCAGGTTCAAGTCTTGCCAGCCGCGCGAAAGGAAGATCGCCGTAGAATTTCATCTTCGATATAGTGTCGTCATGCGGCCATTGCATCGTCAGCCTCCTTTGATGATCTTATTGCGGATTGAAGTTGGTTGTACGTTCGAGTGAGCGTTGCCGCCAGCAGCATTAGTGATGGTGGTAGCAACACTAATTCCAGTAGCAGATTGCCCTGTATTTCTTACAGTAACGTCGCCCATCGTATATGAACCGCCGGCACTCGACTGTGTGCCAAGCGCTAAAAATGCGCCTGAGTGGCCATGTCCTGGGTCAGACACGGTTGAGGCCGCTGTTCCAAGCGCTACACTGAGTTGCGCTTGCGTCAACGTAACTCCTTGATTGCCTCCGGTTTTACCAAGGATCGTGGCATCTCCAAACTGCGCTGTAGTTAACCGGTTTACGGGAGTTCCACCCATATTATCCTTACCGGCATAAACGTAACCTCGGCCGTCTGGCATATTGAACGTAGTTGCGCCGTCGCCATTACCCCAAGGAAACACTTGCATCGCGGAAGAAGCTGCGGTGGCGTTGACGCTCGCCGTCGCAGTCGTTGACGAGGTAGGCGTGATGGTAGTTCCAGACGGAAAGCCTGCGCTTTCAATCGGCATACCTGTATACCAGCCGTCGGTACTCGAAATGCCAGTAATCGCATTTGAACCACTCGTTATCACACAAGCGAAAGTAGGGGCAAGTGCGGCTAAAAGATTTGGGTTGGCGGCACGGTTTTCTGTTTGCCCGTATTCAAGATACCAACCTGTCGGTGCAACCAGTCCCGGCCAGTCAACTTCAATACCGGCTGGGAGGGAGGAGCCGCCCAAAAGCGCAAGCGCGATTGCGACTGTTGCCGCATTTACAACTGGCTGCATTGCGGTAGAGACGATTGCAGAAGATGGTTGCGCCGCAATAGCATTACCACTGGCATCGAAACCAAGAAGTTGACTAGCGCGCGCTGCCGCAGCTGGGAGTTGACCAGGAGGTGAGTCCGTCACCGCGACGGTCAAGTTCCGCGTCTCAACTTCAATTAACTGCTGAAGCTGCATTTCCAAATCGTCAAGTCCACCCTCAACAACATTAGGATAGAACCCACTTTGGTTCACGAGGTCTGTCGTTTGCTTGTAAGGAAGGACGCGAAGGATCGCGAGTTCGGAGCCGTTCGGAATTGGCGCCCCGCTTAGTGGATAAGTCACGATGCCACCAATCGGAGAACCAATTCCTGTAACGGAGTACCCGCTCAGCGGAACCTGCGTTGTGGTTCCAGACGCATCGGTGTACCACAACTGGAGGTAAGTTGCATCTGGGATTGGGAAGGTGTATGCGAACGTGGTCGCGGCTCCATTTCCATCAAAAAGCGCTTTATTCGTCGTGGTGTTGACAGTCATTAGTGGTTCCTCGCTTTCGAGTGTCCAGTACGGAGGCCTTGACGGAAGGCGTTGAAGTTCTGTGGGTTCTCTTTTCCGCTAGCGAGGTCCTTAGCAAAGGACCCGGTCTTGCCAATTTGAGTTCCACCGACGCCGGTAAGCATACCGATTGCAGTTGCGGTATGGATAAGCCAATCTTTACTAACGGCGCCGGCAGAGGAAGTTGATTTCGCAATGTCCCTAATCGTCTGCGCACCTGCTTTCATAACAGTACCGAGCATACCAACAGATGGCTCATTGCCATAAGCAAGTGAATTGGTAATTTCGCGTAGACCAATAATTCCGCCGCCGAAATACCGTAATGAGGCGAGGGCCATCTGTGCGAGGAAACCGTGTTTGCTCTCGTCAAGCGCCGCCGAGGATTGTTCTTCGATATAAATCGTGGCAATAATCACGGCAATCTTTTTCGCTAATGAGGCCGCATTCGCGCCCGGCTCCGGTGCTTCACCCGGTCGCGGTCCTCGTATCGTCGCCGCAGCATCCCACGTTAACTGAAAGTTATTGTTCACCACATGGTTCCAGAATTTATACAGTGGCACGAACCAACGGAGAACTTCCCCGCCCATCCCATTTGGGATACGAGTGACTAAAGGCTGGTCCCCGACAAAGGACGATCCGTGTGTGCGCGAGACTTCCTTATCCGCGATGAAGGCCGCGTCCGCATGAGTCTCGCCACCAAGGTACGCCTTCTTATACGCTGCCCACCAAGTCGGCATCGCGCTCATACCGTCACTGTAGGCCACGGCCATGCGACCGAGTAGCATTGCGTTTTGACGCCCATCAGCAAGGAGTTTTGTAAACCCCGCTTTATTCATCGAGTCAACCGCGCCCCGGATCGAGTCGTCGTACTGGCGTTGCCGGTTACGCATGACGGGACTGGAGTCTAGAATGAACTGGCGCACGTTATCGCCGCGCTCACCTTGGTCGAGTGAGTCCCTCATAGCCTGCATGAAGGCCTCATCCGGCTCGCGCTTATTTCTAATAACGAGGTCCTTCGCGGTTTGGGCTGCACCTTTCAGCCCAATATCTTTCATCGCCTCCAGTAGCGGTTTCCCTCCAACGCGGTCGGCGGACAGAAGTGCGGCGGTGAAACCATGCTTCATAAAGGTGCCGGGATTAAACGCGATCAGAGTTGAGATCGTATTCTGCCTGACGATCGCCATCGCCCGCGCAATGCCCTGCGCGTAGTTATCATCGAGCAAGTGCGAGTTCGCAATATCCTTCAACCAAGATGGGAGAAGCTCCGCAAATTCTTTCCCCCACTTCTGCGCCAGCGCCGTGCGGAATTCCTGATTAGAGATCAGTTTATTCGCATTCCGAATAGCTTCCCTGAACGCAATATCGTGCACCATCCCCTGCAACCGCGAGGCGAGGAACGAGCCTGTTAAATCAAGGGCTCCTTTATATCCGGTGACGCTTTCGGTGTAGCCGTGGGGCGTAGTCGCGCTGACGTAGTTCTTATCGAAGATAGGGTTTTTAGACGCAAGCGTACCCTGTATGTCAGAATTAAACCGATCATAAACAATCGGATAATAACCGCCAGCAAACTCACCATGCACATTACTAATGGCGCGGGAGACTTTCGAATCAACTGGAACTCCTGTATCCCGCAGTTGCATTGCATCGGCCTCTGGCTTCAGGTGTGCGAAAATGTCCCACACGCCCTGAGTCCATTGCCAATCCTTCTTCGTCATGTTCGAGTTGAGGAGGCCCCAGACTTTATCCTCGGCCACACCAAAGCCCTCAACGACCTTTTTAATGTTCGTCTCGTTCCCCATGTTCAGGGCAAGTTGACGTAGGTTGGCGCGCGACATCTGCGCGAAGCCAGACTTCGCCATCTTATCAGGAATGGTTGAGTTTGGAATTAACTCGTTAATCGAAGGGTCGGTCAGGGATTTAAGATCCCTGAGCATCTTCGTCACCTGCTCCGTCAGCGCAATTTCCTTCGAGTTGCTGTCGCGGAGCGGCCGATCCATCCATTCAGTAATCGGGCCGTGCGGATCAAAGCGGTCGGTATAGTCGAACATACGCTCAACAAGAAGGTGCGCGCCAATGATCCTGCGCCCGAGTGCATTTGCGCGCTGACCTAAGGAAGGGTTAAGTGGCTGGTCGATGAAGTTAAACCGATCAAGTTCCTTCTTAATGTCGAACACGACATTTTGCAATTCCGCTTTGCCCCGCGCATTCTCCAGCGTCATCGCGTAGCGGCCCGCATTCTCCATCGACTTGATCGTGTCAGTGAAGCCACGGAACTGCTCCACAGTCATTTCTGGCAGCTTCGGTGGCCTGCCATTTATCAACCACGGTGCCGCTGCGATTTGACCGTTTGAGTCTGCAACAAATTGCGCGGGCGACTCCAGCGGGGCAGATGCCTGAAACTGTTGCGGCACTCCAACCGAGGCGAGGACCTGTCGAATTTGCTCAAGGTGAGTTTGGTCGATCGAGGGAATAGTCTCCTTCGATGAGAAGTTGTCGATCTTCTTTTCGGCTGAGTCAATCAGGCGCTGTAATTTGAGGCTCTCTTTCGCCTGCACCGCCGCGAGGAATTGGCGCTGTTTGGCTTTGAAGGCCTCGAGCTTATCACCTTTAAGCAATGCCTTTTCGGCCTCGCGGCCACCCTTCTCAACTGCGCGCCGGTTCTTTTCCCAGTCCGCGGCCTGAACGATATTCGACTTCTCGAAATTGTCCTTGGCCCACTGAACAAGGTCCGTGTGTTGGAGTGCAGGATCGGCCCCGGCCGCTTTCGCGAGGATGCGAACCTCATTCGCGAGAACACCCTGCCACTTATCACTCAACGCCAGTTCCTTTGCCTCTTGCGTGGCCTGTGCCATCCGGTTCCCATACCGCGCTTCCATCTGCGCGGCGACCTCGTTCTTAACAGTCTGCACGAAATCGGGCACGTTCTTCAGTGCCGCCTGCATTCCCGCGCCGGAGCCGTAGCCAAACATCGGCGCAAGTTGGTCGGCGGACTCAGGGGTAAGCGCAATTTTATTCTCGTCGAGGTACTTTTGCGCGGCAAAGCGCCCGGCGCGCGAGAGTTGATCTTCAACCTGCGCCGTCATTTCAGCTTTCCGCGCTTTCCATTCTGGCGCGTTCCGTTTCAGAATATCATTCTTGATCGACTTCTCGATCATTTCCTTATTTGCATTTTGCACTGAGTCCGAGTACTTTTTGAACTCCGGCGCAGTAAGTCCAACCGATTTCGGGTCTTGGAACAATTGATGCAGATACAGCGACTGCTTCGCCGCTTCCGCCGGGGCCGCCGCCTTTAACTCGTCTGCGGTTGGCTCTGGAGTTTGCGGAGGAACTCCGGAATGTCCTTGCTCGTCTCCAGTACTTTCAGCGCTGGGTCGAAGGTCTTGTCCTGGTTCCAGCTTTCCAGCGTCGCCTGCATTTCTGGCTTGGTAGGCGCTAGCTTCTTGGAAGCGCTTTCCACGAGGGGAAATATCCCCTTTGGTGACTGTTTCGTTGAGCCAACTGAGGACATCTGCGTGATCCTTTACAAGGTTGATGACCCTCTTTTTGAAGGCCCACATATCGAAAGCAGCACCACCATCGTTAAGCGACTCCATCAAGTGCTGCAATTCATCAAGATGGATTTGAATGTTCTGCATTTCAGCAGGAAATTCCGCGTTGTGCGAGCGGACTTTGAAGTGTGCGAGTTCATGGATCATGGTGCCGACCATGCCGACAGCGGCCTTGACCGGCTCGGTATAGGCAGGAACGGCGGGGTTGATGAACATGCCAGAGAACGGGACGCGAATGCTGATACCACGATACTTGGAATCGAAGCTGACGCCAAGGCCCTCTTTTTTCAGTTCAGGATATTTAAGAATGGTTGCGGTAAGATCGCGAAGTTCGAGGAAGGCCTGACCGATGCCGTAGACGTAGCTGTCGAAGCGCTTACCAAACTTCTCACGGCCAAGTTGTACGAGCGAAGTAACTTTATTATCGCCAGCAACGTCGATATTATCGTGCAAGATCGGCTTCGTCGGATCAATGTCATTCTGATCAAATTTCAGTTCATTAACATCGACCTGAAAGTCCTTAATATCCTTTCCAGAGAGTTCAGGAATTTCGCGCCCGTTAACGACGAGCCTACCGTCCTTCACATTAACTTCATCACCCTCATTAATAGCATTTGCAGCCGTAGGCCGTTCCGGCACCGGGGGCGCAAGCTGCTTCGAGTCGGTTGTCTGAACTTCGCCGGTTGGCCCTTTTTTCATATACTGAATGGAGCCCCAGTTCTTAACCTCCGTGCTGAAATCCATCTGACTGTAGAGCTTCGAAACGTAGTTAAAGAAGTTCCCAAAGTCCTTTTTCGTCTGATTGACAAACTGCTGCCGGTTCAGGTCAAAAGGATACCCGGCCTCCTCTGGCGAGACCCTTGGAGCAATATCAATAATGAACTTGCGATCTATACTGTCACCATACGCCTCTTGTGGGTTCTTTTTAATAGCGGTATCGAACTGCCACAGTCCGTTTGAAAGGACTTCAACATTGTTCTCGCTGTATGCTTTAACTGGCTCTTTCGAGACGTAAACGTGCGCTGTGCCCCAGTCGAAGTTCATATTCGCAAACTGAGTATAGTCCTTATGAGGAAAGTGCGCACCGATTGGAAGGGGATCGCCGTCAGTATGGTTATCTATGTCGCGGCTGTGCCGAACCTCAATATTGTGAAAGAGAGGACTTTTAACAAGAACTGGATGCTTCCATGAAGATGAAGGAAAGTCGATACTCCGCATTTCTCCGGATGAAGGGTCCTTGAACTGTTCAGGCACTTGCACCGAAACAGTCGTACCATGTGGATGCGAGGCCAGTTCTTCTGGAGTTGCATTCCGAATATTGATACTCGGTGCGCGCGAAGGATCATTCAGCGCGGCAAAAAGGTCCTCGCCGGTAGTCTGCATCGTCGAGACTTTTCCATCCCGCACGGTCCGGACAGCGAGGTTCTTATTTCCGAACAGGAATAGCATTTTCGCAATACCAAGTCCGCCGGAGGCCTGTTGAGTCTCCTTATTCGTCCCGGCGATTTCGAGGAACTGCTTGCCGAGAACTTCCGGTGTCATACCGGAGCCGTTGTCGGAAACAGTAATGGTGCGCGACTGCTCGTCAGTCGTAATATGAATTTTGCCCTTGGTGATAATACCCTTCTCAAGATGTCCCTTCACCGCATCGAAGGCGTTTTGCATCATTTCCTTGACAGAGACCGTCGCCATATTCGTCGGCTCGCCGTAGAGCTTCGGGCCAAGCAACTTCGCGAGTCGGCTCGCGTTCACGCCGGGAGTTGCTTGGACGTTGGTGCCCTCGGCCGCAGGCGCATTTGCATCAGTGACCTGTCCGGCTGTATCATCGGGTAATACACCCGTATCCTTCTCTCCAAACATTTCCGGGAAATGGTCTGCAAGTGTTCGCACCAAGGGCGCATTCATCTCACTTACATCAACAGTCTTTTTCAGCTCTTCGGCCTCTGCCAGCGTAGTCCCGTCATCATGCAGGCGAATATTGTCCTTCAGTGCCTCATGCACAGTTGGGTCGATGTTCGCGACGTACTTACTCAGCGGCGTCGTGATCTCCCCGCCGGTCCCGCTTGCGGTCTCGAGTTGATCGGCGAGGCCAGGGATGAAGCCGAGCAGGCCGTCACCTTCGGCCGGGGTCTTGCCCTCCTTTTTATAAAGGTCAAGCGCCGTCTGCGCGTTAATATGCAGGTTCGGATCATCGTGCTGCGCCGCGAAGTCCTCGAACATTTGCGGGGACCGCTGTTTGGTTTTCGAGTCCTGCGCGGCCTTCACAACGGCGTCGAGACCCTCAGAAGCAGTCTTAGCTTGTGTAATCTGAAGTTGTTTTCCAACATCACCATTTGTTTCTTCGGCGCGCTTACGCAGGAAGTCATCCATTTCAGCACGTGTTTTAGCGCCGCGAGCGGCGGACATAAAATTTTCAAAGTTACTGTTCGGAGGCTCAGCAGGAGGAACTCCACGAGCGCCGCCAAGTGTTGGTCGCATTCCAAGAAGCGCAGTTCCAACATCACTCGTAGCTTGCTCTAGTGGAATATTCTCAGCGATGGCAAGAGGTCGGGCAAGGAACGTTTTTGCAAGGCCAAATGTAGGCAGGAACGGCGAGGTCGCCCAACCGAAAAGGCCTGCGCCAACATGGCCGAGGTCATAGACTTGGTTCATAAACGAGTCAGTAAAGGAGCCTAGGGGCACCCCACTTGCGCGTCGAGTTGCGCCGTGCATCAACTCTGCGGTCGCGGCTTCTGTTCCCGCTCGCAGTACATCAACAACGTCTCCAGCGGCAGTGAATGGTAAATTGTAAAGTGCGCTACCAAGTTTAGCGCGGCCCGGTGCGGTGCTTAGTGCTTCGACAAGTTCAGGAATGCTATTCACAACTTGGCGATTTGATTCAGAATTTATTTCGTGCGGAGATATTGCCTGAATTAGTTTCGATATGTCATCCAGTTTATTGTAGTCGTCAGCCGACACTTTCGCGGCCATTGGATGACCGTCAACATATGATGCAATATGTGGGTTTTGCACCGCTTTAACGGCGTCCTGCGTGGCCGCATGGGCCGTGTAACCCGGAAGGTCGGTTTGCACCACTGGGGCCGGAATGCCCGTTCGTGCGGCGATCCCAACGGCTTTCCCGGCCTCATCCGGGTTGCCCATTGCGCCGACAACAGCTTTCGTCTGCGGCGTCGAGTCAACCGGAGGCGCGGCTGTCCAGTCAGTTGCATCCGGCGTTTGCGGAGCCTGCGGCAATGAGGTTTCTGGTGCGGAGGCCCAGTCGGTCATGGCTTTTTCCTCAATTTTCCGTCAGGGCCGCGAAAGGATACACCGGAGGGTAGACTTGCATAGTGCGCGCCGGGATCGGTTGTGTTCAGTGTGACTGGTGTTTTAGTCGCAATGGCATTGTAGGCGCGGTCGGTGCTGTCGTAGATGTAACCCGGCGAAGTCACGATTGTTTTGAGCAACCCTGTTCCAATGTCGCGCGCCTCTTTATCGTTCGGGGGCCGCTTATGCTGATCCTCAAACGCAGTCAGCGCCTGTTCATAAACGCCCGAGAACTTATTATATTCCGCGTTCCGCGAAGTATCGGTGGCCGACTTTCCAATGCCAGCATCATTCAGCAGCGGCGTCATCGAGGACATTGCGGCAGACATTTTCGTTCCCTGTGCGAGGAGTTTCTGCCGATCCTGTTGCCAGCCAATAGCCTGCGATTTTTGAACGCGGGTCAAGTCAAGTTCAGTTACATTCCGCGCCATGAACTTATCTGGCTCATTCTTCGACTCCCCACGGAGCGTGTCCATGAGGCTCTGTCGATCGGCGGTCAGCGGCACATCTGCAGTCGCATTCGCGCGCATTTGCTTTTGGAATACTTGCTGCAAGGCCGGTGGCGCGAGGTCGTAAGCCTGTTGCGCCTTCAGCGAAAGCTGGTCGTAAGAAACCGGCGGGGTTCCACCCTGAACCGACTGCACAAGTTCCGACTGAACCGTGTTCCGAATGTTCAGTTGCATTTCACGGTTCGCGCTCGTCATCACGGCGGAAGATGTCTTGATCCGGTTCTGGAGTTCATCCATGTACTTCGCTTGATTACCGGGATCATCAGGGAAGGTTT